AACTTGAGGGTGTTCAGAGGTATAGCGAAGATGGTGGATCTGGTTGGGGTCAGTACGACAGTGTGGCACCAAGCTCTTACACTTTTCGCTGGGGATTCAAAAAAATATGGAACGACATATATAGTGAGCGCGATTCTTGGGGTTTGAATCCATTGGTATGGGTAATCGATTTCAAGCGCATTTGATCATGGTAGGGTATTTTTCAGATCAAAGGGGGGCTAGAGATGTCGATGCCAATTCAGCAGGCGATAGATCAGTTGCGTCGTCGCAGAAACCATATCAGGAAGAGAATTGAAGCTAGGCGTGATGGTGTCATTTACGATCCTGACTACGACCTCATGGAGAATGCAGCTCTGCTGATCGCCATCGAGTCTCTCAAGGTAGAGCGCGATCGGTATCTCTACGGCCGCAAGGTGATGCTCGATGAGGTGATTGAGGTACTCAGTGAGAAATCAGTAGTCTCTGCTCAGTGGTTGAAATCGTACTACGCACTGAAGAAGGACATCGCATCATGAGCTACACGGAACTCAAAATACTGAAGGCTCTAAAACTTTTGGGTCTGATTTTATTCTGCGTGGCAGTACGATTCTCTTGTGACCTACTATTTGCTCGTACTCTCGATAGTCGATACACAGGCACTTTTGATCACGATACGCACCGTCATCATATCCTGAGTAGCGGCACGCCACTCGACACTCAGCAGATCGTATCGCCGAATCGTTTGATCCAAAGCCAGTAGCCATCAGAAATAAAATGACCCACATAGCTAATAGTATCTTGAAATTTGAGTTATGATCCGCGATGGGGAGATCACGGACGGTCGTAGGATGATTGAGTTCATCCCCCCATCATTCTATTTCAGCAGAGCATTTCGAACAGACTGAGGTGCTAGACTCTGGGATGATCGTCTCCTCGATGTACAGATCGTCCTTTCCCTTACGCTTCCAGATCTCTAGACGTGCAGTACCGTAGTACTTCCACATGCGCTTTTTCAAAGCGTAGTCACGATCCTCAGCCCCCTTTGCCTCGATGAAGTAGATCTCTCCGCTACGTCCTGTACTTTGAAGTCGATCTTCCACCCAATCCGAGCTCTAGTGAGCGGCTGACCTTGCTGACGGCTGAGGATTACTATTTTGCCAGCGTGTTCGAGTGCTCTGAGCATCATGTAGACGTTCGCCTCTAGCTTGGATGGGAATCCCTCGCCTGCTACGATGTGGCGTTTGGCTCCGTACTTGTTCTGTTTCTTTTCTGACGGCTCACCCTTCTCAGGAATCCATCTACCGAATACCCATGGCATGTGTTGCCCCCCATCTAGATTGTGGCTATAAACCTCATGATAGGATCATGAAAGGAGAGATCCACGCAATGGATACACAAATCAGAAAGTTACATAAGGAACCCACACAACCCGTGCAGGCACGAATCCCGAGGAGTCTCTACAAGGAGATCAAGGCGACTGGTGACTGCATCACAGATATCGTCGTGGTTGCATTCAAGGAGCATCTCCGTAGATCAAAAATCTCATCGACAATGAAGTCTAAGAGGGATGATAGCCATGCCAGGGGTAAAGTCTAAGAAACGTCCAGCGACAAAAAAGCTAGAGATGCTGACAGAGGAGAGACTCGCCGAGCTTGAGAGCTACGGCAGACTAGGTCTCTCTATCGAACAGTCGTGCATTCTCATGGATATCTCCTATGTCTACATGAAGGAGATCATGGATAAGAATGACGCAGTGAAGCAGAGATTTATGAGAGGCACTGTCAAAATGACGGCAAAGGCTGCGGCTGCGGTTGTCATGCTCTCGGATCAGAAAGCGGATCTCAAGACACAGTTCAACGCATCTCGTCTCATACTGAAATCAAAGGGCGGATGGTCTGAGACTGACAAGGTCGAGGTGACTGGACGTGATGGTGCGCCGATCACTGCGATCGATAAGACCGAGGCACGTGAGGTTCTCAATGACCTCGTCGGCAAATTGAAAATGATCAAGAAGGGCAGATGAGTCCGATTGACTATGAGCTAGAGGAGCGCAGAGCTAGGTCTGTTCTCGCTACCTACGCTGATGATGTGATGCTCGCATTCGCGTGTCACATGGACGATCCGTACAAACCTAACTGGCATCACCAGAGTCTATGCAACAAGCTGGATCTATTCGCTAAAGACGAGATCGATAAGCTCATGGTGTTCATGCCTCCACAGACTGGTAAGTCACAGCTCGTCTCCAGATACTTCCCATCATTCCTACTCGGCCGCGTACCTGACATGAAGATTATTGCTGCGAGCTATAGCTATGATCTGGCGCAGGCGATGAACCGTGATGTGCAGAGGATCATCGATCATCCGAAATATAAGATTCCATTTCCGAACACGAAGCTAAACGGCAAGGCGTCACGAGAGGGAGCGACAGGTAGCTATCTCAGGAACTCTGATGTCTTCGAGATCGTAAACTACAAAGGATATTACCGATCTGCTGGTGTGGGCGGGGGGATCACAGGTCACGGAGCTGACGTAGGTATCATCGATGACCCGATCAAAAATCAAAAGGAAGCGTACTCTGAAGCCGTTCGTGACACGCTATGGGGCTGGTACACATCAACCTTCTACACTCGTCTACAGAAGCGTGCGAAGCAGCTAATCATCAATACCCGCTGGCATGAGGACGATCTCTGCGGCCGTATCCTCTCAGACCCTGAACTATCAGAAGGATGGCACGTGCTTAAGTTTCCTATGATCAAGGAGACTGATGATGATCCTGAGGATCCACGTGAAATAGGCGACCCTCTATGGCCTGAGAAGTACAACTGGAATCGAGGTCAGGAGATTCAAAAAACTTTCGGGGAGCAGGTATGGAATGCTCTCTATCAGCAGCGTCCGTCAGCTAAAGAGGGAGTTATCATCAAGCGTGCGTGGCTCAAGGATCGCACATACATGGAGCTGCCATAAGGCATCCGTGACTTCGTCATCTCTGCCGACCTCACATTTAAAGACGGCGCATCAAATGACTTCGTCTGCATCCAGGTGTGGGGCAAGAAGGGTGCGGATCTCTACCTCATCGACCAGATCCGTGATCGTATGGGGTTCATGCAAACCATCTCAGCATTCCAGATGTTCGCTCAGCGGTACCCAGCCATGACTCCAAAGCTCATCGAGGATACAGCTAACGGTCCTGCGATGATCGACGCACTGAAAAAGAAAGTCATGGGACTCATCCCTATCAAGCCGAACGCATCTAAGTCAGAGAGACTACAGATCTGTTCCCCCCTCTACCAAGCAGGGAATATCCACTACCCACATCCATCGATCGCACCATGGGTTAGAATAAATATCGAGGAGCTCGTGAGCTTTCCGAATTCCACGAATGACGACACCGTGGACGCGAGCACTCAGGCCATTACGAGGCTCTCAAACGGCATCGGTGATAGGCTGAAAGCACTTACACAATTATGACCGACACGATCGAACGACATGGACTGACCCTATTTAAACGGCTCTGCATCAAGTGCAAGAGGAAATACTACGCTCTCAAGACGAGTAAGCAGCGGCATTGCTCAGAGGAGTGCAGAGTATCTGGCCTGTCATGGCGCGATGGAAGATCTGCGGTAGACAATAGGATAGTGTTAATAAAAGGGAGTAGGGGTACAAAATGAAACTCGCCAAACTCAGTGACGTAAAAATTAGGCTCGATGGATGGATCAATGCTCTGTCAGGTCTAGGTGTCAGAGGTAAAGATAAGCGCATGAGTGCCGAGGCTGAGTGGTGCCCGATGAAGGAAGTCGAGCTTGACTCCCTCTACTCAGGATCTGATGTCGCTGGCAAAATCGTCGACATCGTACCAGAGGAGTGTCTCAGAAAAGGTTTCGAGGTCACTGATGTATCTGAGCGAAAAATAGTCGATGACAAAATGAAGCAGACTGGATTCCTCGAGGCATTCCAGCGTGCTTGGGTTGTCGCACGTCAGACTGGTGGATCTCTACTCGTAGCGATCACTCGTGGTGGTAAATCACTAGATGCACCGTTCTCACCTAACGAAGAGGTGATCGGATGGCAGGTACTCTCACGATTCGAAGCACTGCCCTCATACTCGGATCTCGAGTTAAATTTCAATAGCCCTAATTTCGGTAAGCCACGTAGATACCAGATCAGTGTTCCGCTGGGGGGATCTACAAATACTTTAGGTCAGTACGTGGATGCATCACGATGTATTCGATTCGATGGCACATGGCTGCCTCGTAGGAACTATGTGAAGAATAACTACTGGCACGACAGCGTACTCAATAAACCTTTCAATGCGATCAGAAACTACGAGTCGACTCATGACTCAGTAGCAGCGATGATCCAGGACTTCGATGTAAACGTATTCAAGTTAAAGAATCTTGCTGAGATGATGGCTGCTGGACAAGAGGACGGTATCCGTAATCGTGTCGAGATCGCTGCGTACTCAAAGTCAGTCATCCGTGCAGTGGTCATGGATCAGGACGAGACCTATGAGAACAAGAGTAGGAATGTCGCTGGACTTCCTGAGCTAGTCACCAAGGTTGAGAAGCGTCTCAGTGCTAGCACGAATATCCCACACACAATTATTTTAGGTGAGTCACCAGAGGGATCGAACTCTACTGGGAACTCTACGACTCAGGGATGGTACGCATACCTCAATACTCAGCAGGTCAGTAATGCTGAGCCGAAAATCAGAACAGGTATGGAGATGATGGGCATCAAGAATGCCAAGACTCTTGAGATGACATGGGTTCCTCTCTACCAGCTTGATGAGAAGGAACAGGCCGAGCTTAGAAAGTCTCAGGCACAGACCGATGAGATCTATATTACAAATCAAGTGCTCACCTCTGAGGAGGTTGCACTCTCGAGATTCGGTGAAGAGAAATATTCTACCGAGACAAA